ATGTTTAAACCGGAACTCCTTTCCCCGGCGGGAACGCTGAAAAATATGCGTTACGCTTTCGCTTATGGCGCAGATGCTGTTTATGCGGGCCAGCCACGTTACTCCCTACGTGTGCGCAACAACGAATTTAACCACGAAAATCTTCAGCTCGGCATCAATGAAGCCCACGCGCTGGGGAAAAAGTTTTATGTCGTGGTCAACATTGCACCGCACAACGCCAAGCTGAAAACCTTTATCCGTGACCTGAAACCGGTGGTGGAGATGGGGCCGGATGCGCTGATTATGTCCGATCCGGGGCTGATTATGCTGGTGCGTGAGCACTTCCCTGAAATGCCAATCCATCTCTCGGTACAGGCTAACGCCGTGAACTGGGCGACGGTGAAATTCTGGCAGCAAATGGGCCTGACCCGCGTGATCCTCTCTCGCGAGCTGTCGCTGGAAGAGATTGAAGAGATCCGCAATCAGGTGCCAGATATGGAGATCGAAATCTTCGTTCACGGCGCGCTGTGCATGGCCTACTCCGGTCGCTGCCTGCTCTCTGGCTATATCAACAAGCGCGACCCGAACCAGGGCACCTGCACCAACGCCTGCCGCTGGGAGTACAACGTCCAGGAAGGGAAAGAAGATGATGTTGGCAACATCGTACATAAGTACGAGCCGATTCCGGTGCAAAATGTTGAGCCGACGCTGGGTATCGGCGCGCCGACCGACAAAGTGTTTATGATCGAAGAAGCCCAGCGTCCGGGCGAGTATATGACCGCGTTTGAAGATGAGCACGGCACTTACATCATGAACTCGAAAGATCTGCGTGCCATCGCCCACGTTGAACGCCTGACCAAAATGGGCGTGCATTCGCTGAAAATCGAAGGCCGTACCAAATCTTTCTACTATTGCGCACGCACCGCGCAGGTTTATCGTAAAGCTATCGATGACGCCGCTGCGGGCAAACCGTTCGATACCAGCCTGCTGGAAACTCTGGAAGGTCTGGCGCATCGTGGCTATACCGAAGGTTTCCTGCGTCGTCATACTCACGATGATTATCAGAACTACGAATACGGTTATTCAGTTTCTGACCGCCAGCAGTTTGTTGGTGAGTTTACCGGTGAGCGCAAGGGCGACCTCGCGGCGGTAGCGGTGAAAAATAAATTCTCCGTTGGCGACAGCCTTGAGCTGATGACGCCGCATGGCAACATTAACTTTACCCTTGAGCAGATGGAAAACGCCAAAGGCGAAGCAATGCCGGTCGCACCGGGCGATGGTTATACTGTGTGGATCCCGGTGCCGCAGGATCTTGAGCTAAATTACGCGCTGCTGATGCGTAATTTCTCCGGGGAAACCACGCGTAACCCCCACGGTAAGTGATTAATTTCGATTATTTTTCCCGGATGGAAAATTCTTAGAAACCGATCACATACAGCTGCATTTATTAAGGTTATCATCCGTTTCGCTGAAAAACATAACCCATAAAATGCTAGCTGTACCAGGAACCACCTCCTTAGCCTGTGTAATCTCCCTTACACGGGCTTATTTTTTACGTACAATAAATTGAAATAAAAGGATTTATTTCTGGTCACGTCCACACATTGACCACATCGACAAAAAAGCCCCTCGACTGAGGGGCTTTCTGTTTGTAATTACATCCACATAATTTGCTGTCCTGATGGCAACGGGTGCGGCCTTACGGCGTGGACTTCTCCCGGCTTCACGATGTATCGCTGTACCGACTCATAAGTGATGAACGTGGCGCTGCAATTCACGTTCTGGCACTGATGATAACGCTCTTTTGTCGTGTCAGTGATATAGCGACTTGTACGCGCATGTGCGGCATGCTGGCATAAAGGACAATGAAACATCGCGAGCACCTCTTCCGGTTTTGTTGATGGTGCCATTTTAGTTAATTTATCCTTACAAAACAAACAGATAAAACAAAAACATCACTCATCATCTTCTGTTTCGTACTCCACATCAGAAAGCCTGACCTCAAGCTCTAAGGACGTCGTGAAGCCGCTATTATTCAGAAAATGTGTCACCTTAGTGATTGTCCAGTCCTGCTCGTCTATGACGCGCTTAAAGCCAGACACTTTGACCGGTGTTTCCGTGTAAATATCTGCCCGACCGGTAGCCAGGCTGATGGAGAACTCCGCAACGCCCCGTTGCAGTTTATCCCACTTCGCCTGAGCGGCGCGCATGGCCTGCGCTTTCGTGGCATATACCGTGGTCAGGGCAAAAACGTTGTCAGCCTCACCGGCCATGTATTCACCTTCACGCGCTTCCGGTACTTTAGGCGCTTTCTTCTGCCTGACCGGTTTCGCTTTCGGGTGCTCCAGTGCGCGCAGGTGTTTCTCTTTCTTTTTGCGTTTCAGTTTTACCTTCTGCTTTTGAGGCTTCGGGTCTTTGGTGTGTAGCCATTTTGCCGTTACACCGGTGTAGGCTCCACGGTCAGCAATCGCAAAATGATGGCGGTCGCCGTCGCTGCGGGTTATGGTGACCTGCGGGATTTTTTTACCGCTGGCCGTCACTCCCTGCCCCGCTTTGAGAAACAACAGTTTTCCCATTTTTACCGACACCTCCCCGCCGTTGCGTTCAGCAAGGCGGGTCAGGAATTTTGCATCAGACTCCTGCGACTGGTCGATGTGCGGGATTTTAATTCCGGCCAGTGACGGCGCGACACTGGCTTCCAGCCTGTTACGGGAGGCTATCACCTCAACAATCGCACCGAGCGTGGTGTCATGCCAGGAGCCTTCACGGCGGGAATTGAGCGTCCCGCGAAAATCTGCACTCCGGGCGCGGATGGTAACCACATCCGGCGCGCCCCGGTGTTCAACCTCATCAACGGTAAATTTCCCTTTGCATACCAGGGCAAAACCTTTCCAGCCGATATACACCGTCAGGACAGCGCCACGAACCGGCAGCCCGACCTGCCCGTCGGCATCGTTCAGTTCAATATCAAGCTGGTCAGCCTCAAAGCCCCGGTTATCCGTCAGGGTCATGCTCATCAGACGGTCGCTGATATTGCCGGTAATATCCCTGCTGTCGAGCATCAGCATGTAATCCGGCGTCAGCGTACTGCCTGCATCAAATGTCAGCGCATCCAGCATTATCCCGCCCCCGTCATACCCGTGAATCTGGTCGCCATACTGCCAGCCTTACCGATGAGCGATTCCGCCTGTTTACCGATATCGCCATAAAGCGCGGCCAGTGATTCATCAACGCGGGTGAGCGACAGCGTAAAATCAATTTTCCGGGGTGTGCCGTCTGCAAAGAAAATACTCCCTGTTTCACTCACCCTGCTGATGACATACATGCCGTAAATCATGCCGGTGCCATCCAGCAACGGCCACGCCCGACCTTCCTCTGCCATCAGCCTGAGCGTGGTCATCGTCAGCTTTCCGCCTGTCAGTTCGGGATAAAGCACACCGGCAAGCGTAATGTTTTCCTCACCCACACCGAGAAACTGAAAGGCATCCCGTTTACCGATACGGGAATTTGACGGCCAGCGATAATCTGATTCACGCTGCATGGTCTGGTGTGGCAGCGTCTGGCGCATAAAAACAAACATACCTAACGCGAGCATCATTTTTCGTCACCTCCTTAACCGTCATGCATCATGCTGGCACGGGCGCGCGCACGTTTATCCCGCTCGTATTTTTCGAGCGCATCCTGTAACTGGCGGTCGAGCTGAGTCCCCGGTGCAGTACCGCCCGTCAGACTGATGTGATATTCGTTTTTACTCTGGTCCACATAAGAGCGGCCAGCCGGTGCCGTAACCGGCTGATAAGCCTGATAGCCTGCATAAGAGCTGGTCGCCGGAATATAACCACCGCTGCCATACGTGGCGGCTTGAGTTCTGGCGGCGGTCTGGTCAAGTGCGTCAGACTCTTTGTTGATGACCCCGAGCTTTTCCAGTACCCAGTCAATACCGCTGCGCAGTTTGTTGAACGCATTAAGCGGCAGCATCAGCGCGTCAGCCAGTGCCTGCCCGAACATGACGCCCGTGTCACGGCAACGATTCAGGGTGTCCTGGGTGGCTTTAACCGGGGCAATCAGGTTTTTAAACCACTGCCACGCGGCCTGTAACTTTTCGCCCAGCCAGTCAAACACCGGTTTCAGTGGCGTGAACAGCTCCCCCACCGGCGCAAATGCCGCTTTCAGCCCTTCAACCACACCGCCAAAGAATGCGCTGACAGGCTCCCAGTATTTACGGATAAGCAACGCCCCGGCGACAATGGCAGCCACCACGGCCACAACCGGCCAGCTAATCGCCCCGATGGCCGTCATAATGGCACTACCAACCGTCGTGAAGATTGCACCCATTGCGCCTGCTGCCGCGATGATGGCATTGATGCCGGTGATAACCGGCCAGGCTACGAGGCCAATGGCACCGATGACACCAGTCAGCGCCAGTGCACCACCGACAATGATGCCGATGGTTGACGCCAGTGATTTGTTTTTCTGTATCCAGCCGTCGAGTTTTAACACATACTTTGTGGCCGTCTGCGTGAGCTTACGCAGCGCGCCTTCCTGCTGGTCAAACAGGTCAGTCCCCACCGCCTCATAAGCGGACTGAAACTCCTTAAAGTCACCGCCGAGGTTGTCCTGCATGATATTTACCAGCTCCGCGGTCTTCCCGTCTGAGGCTTTAAACGCAGCGGTCAGTTTGTCCAGCTTTCCGGTTGAGGCGGCAGTCATCAGCACGGCGGCGGCTGAGCTGGCCTCCTCCCCGAAAATGGTTTTCATGTATTCAGCCTGCTGGGCAGTACCGAGCCGGTTTTTCTCAAAACTGGCCTGCATTTCTTTCAGAATTGTAAATACTGGTCGGGTGTTTCCCTTGCTATCTGAGGTTTTCACTCCAAGCTCTTTGAGTGCATCCCATGCTTTTCCCGTCGGTGCCTGCAGGCGACTTAACACGGCACGGCTTCCCGTCCCCGCCATTGAACCGGTAATTTTTGCATCATGCAGCGCCCCGACCATTGCGGCGGTTTCTTCAATGCTGACACCGGCATTTTTTGCCACAGGTGCGGCATAGGTCAGCGCATCGCTCATACCGTCAAAATCGGCGGCGGTTTTGTTCATCGTCATGGAGAGAACATCCCCGATATGAGCGACCTTATCGTTTGAAAGCTGAAAGGCGGATTTCATCCCCATCAGCAGGGCGGCGTTTTCTTCCATCGTGCGACGGTTCGCCAGCGCCATATTCAGCGTGACCGGCGTTGCCGCCTGAATGGCATCAACATCCCCACCGGCTTTCGCAATAATAATCTGAGCACCGGCTGCATCATCTGCCGAGGCTGCGGTATTGTCGCCGAGCTGGCGCGCCTGCTTGCGGAGCGCGGCCATTTCGGCGGAGTCTTTTGCCACACCGAGCACGGCCTGCAATTCTGAGTTTTTCTGCGCAAACTCATAACCGGGCATCAGCAACTTAACTCCGGCCATCGTTCCCGCAGCAGCAATCCCCACACCGGCAGCGCCCACTGAGGCCATATTTCCGGCCAGTTCCTTTCCGGCCTGATAACGCTGTTTGACTGCGTTAAGTTTTGCCTGTTGCGCACTGACACGCGCCAGCGCGTCACGCTGCCGGTTAAGCTGGGCGGTGGTTTCACTGATACGGTTTTTCAGTCCCTGCTCATCATGTGCAAGATTGCGGGTATTAATTCCCACAACGGCCAGTTCCCGCTGCTGGCGTTTAACGGAATCCGTCAGGCGGTAATATTTCGCCTGTAAGTCCTCCGCCGCACGCTTCGCGGATTCCAGCACTTTCGCCTGAGCACGTGTCGGACGTTCGGTGTTTTTAAACTGTGTGGCAAGGGCTTCGGCCTCCTGCCGTGCCTTTTCAAGTGCATGACCAGTCACGGCGAGCTGTGCACTGGTCTTGCGAAATCCCTCAATACGGGATGCGTGACCGTTCAGCTCGCGCAGTGATTTTTGTGTTTCCCGGATATCCCCCGACAGCGATTTGCTCGCTGTGCGGATGGATTTAAACGGGCGGGATGCCTGGTCAACAGCCCTGAGCAATACCTGTAATTTTACATTGTTACTCATTCGTGTTTCCGCTTCGCCGGAGCGCCTTTTCGCGCCATGTGATGAGTTCGGTCAGGCTCATGGGATACAGTTCTGATGGCGGCCAGTGAAATATCACTGCCACATCCGCCATCAGGTCATCGACCGAGAGATTTTTCGGAAACGTCACTGCACCGAGTTCGGTGACAAAAAACCGACCACCTTACCGGCCAGCGCCACAAGGTCAGGCAGTTCCAGTGCGGCGACTTCCTGCTCGGTCAGCATCGGTGCCGTCATGCGCGGCAACACCTTAATCAGTGCATCGACTTCGGAGTTTGCGACCGCTGCCAGACTGACACCGCGCAGCGTCCCGGCACTGGGTTTCATCAGCGTGACCTGTTCGATAACCTGCTCACCACGTTTGACCGGATTGTCCAGGGTAATCACATTTTCTTTGTTCATGGTTTTCTCACTTATGAATCGGGGTTAACCGGTCAGCCAGGCTGACCGGATGAAAATCACAGGCCGATATTGCGGCGGTGTTGCTCCAGCCGGTCGACGCCGTTCACCTTCTCAATCATGTTGATGGTGTCGATTTCGACCAGCTTCTTACCGTCCATCGTCAGCCGGAAATAGGTGCAGACCACGGAGATTTTCGACTCGGTGTCTTCTCCCTGTTTACCCTCGCCGGTGTCGATTTCTTTCTGACGTCCACGCATGACCACCTCGACGGCCACCGTTTCGCCGGTATCGTCACGCTGGTAAGAGCCTGCAAAACGAATCGGCACAGCATCCACACCGGTTGCGGCGTAAAGCTCCCAGATAACCGAATCCGGGAAGCCACCCAGCGACCACTCCATTGACAGCGCATCGTCATCAAGGCCGAGGTCTACCGGTGCGCTGCCGTTCATTCCCGCACCGCGATAGTTTTCGAGCTTACGGGTCAGTTTTGGCAGCGTGACGGACTTTGCAACGCCCTGATAGCTGTAGCCGTTCAGAAAGACGTTCATTAATTTGAGTTTGCGCGGCATTGCCATCGGTCAGGCTCCTTAATTGCTGTTAACCGAGGTGACCAGATTTGCCAGGTATTTATCGGTAATACGCTGGCGCAGGGTCAGGTTTTCGAGAGGAGGCACCGGTGTATAGTCGTAGTCGATATACAGTTTTCCGGCCTTGAGGGTTTCCGCATCGTTGGATTCTTCGCTGAACCAGCAGGTCGCATCCACGATATAGCCGTTTGTTTTCAGCTCACGGAATTTGGCATTGATACCGTCAACGATGTCGCGAATCAGCGTTGCGGTGATGGGCTTGTCCACCGCCCACATGTGCGCCTCAGCCATCGTGTCGGCCAGCACCTGCGCGGTGCGGGTGTAGTTTTCAAAGAGGAACAGCGGGTCATCAGAGCAGGTACGGTTACCCCAGAAGCGGAAACCGTCGCGGCGAATCAGCGTAGTGACGCCTGACTCGTTAAGCAGGTCAGCATCGGTGCCGGACTCCTGCAAATCCCAGAATACAGATGCACTGATGCCGGTAACACCGTTCACCCCAACGTTGGACAGCGTTTTATGCCAGCCCTGCTCCTGGTCGATTTTAGCGCGCAGCCCCAGCGCACGGGCAGTGGCATACGCGGTGGCGGTGGTACTGGTGACCGTATCCCATGCGAGGAAATCCGGCCAGATGACCATCAGCTCACGCTGGCTGAAATTCTGGCGGTAGGCTTTCACCTCAGAAATGGTTTTACAGCCCCATGCGCTGATATACCCGAAAGCGCGCAGCTTCTGACAGACTGATGCCAGTGCAACAGCCACCTCTTTGGTATCCAGTCCCGGCACGCCGAGAATACGCGGTTTAACACCGGTTACCGACTCCGCCGCCAGCAGGGCTTTCAGTCCGGTGTACTGACCGTTTTCGTCGGTGGTGCCGATGATATTGGAAACGGTCTGCGCAAGTTTCGTTTCTTCGTCGTCGCCGGTGCCGTCTTCCACGCGCACAACAACGGTGACCGGTTTTGACTGGTCAGCGATGGCCTGTAACGACGCCGCCAGCGTGCCTTTTTTACCGGCCTTTGCAATTGCGCTCTGCACATTGGTAATCAGCACCGGTTTATTGAGGGGGAAGGTTTCCGCATCTGCATCGCTGGCCGTGCAGACCATGCCGACAATGGCAGTGGATACGGTGGAAATGACGCGGGTGCCGTCGTTAATCTCCAGCACCTGCACGCCGTGATGATAGTCACTCATCCGTCTAACTCCGTGGTTAATGGGTGAGTGGTATTTTCTGTTGTGCAGAGCATGAGACGCTATTTGACCTGGCTGGTCAGTGGATGAAACAACAGATAAAGAAAAGGCGGACAATCCGCCCGCCTGTCATGATTTGTACTCACTTATTTCCCGACTGACAATTTACATAGCCAAAACGCTATCAAATCTGACAGTCTGCTTTGAGCGAGAAGCTGTCGTTATGATCAAGTATCGTGTCCGCATAACACATGATTCATCATTTTCGTGATGCTAGCCCATAGCATCACCAGAACTACTATTAATATTTGTAGCAAATCTGCTGGTATAATCTTCCGCTACTCCTTATTCCGATACGACCATTCTTGATGTGCGTCATAGGCCAGTTAATAAATTATGGCAATGTTATCTTTCTTGGTGCAACATATAGATTATTTTCATGAGGTAATTACAAGGTGTGAATTATGGAAAACCAGAGAAGATTAAACGCTATACTTCCTTCTGAATCAATAACAAAAAAATTTACTAATCCAGTAAAATTCATAGAATATGGAATTGAGCGAATAGAATTCCTTGTAAGAAATAAACCAAATGATCTTTTTCAGATAGGTATTGCAGCGTGGGACCGTTTCTGCAATGCAAATCCTAACCAAGATAAGTTTATATTTGGAAGGGAATGCCAAACTAATAACCCGCTACTATATAAAAAAGTGTCAAAACATATAAATGAAAATGTTATTAAAGATATTTTATATGTACATGGAGAGGTTCAGGATCCAGAACTGGATGATAAAGAGACGGTAGAGCTCATATTAGCACATTCCTACCCTAATATTTTAATGATCGTTGATGTAATGCTTGTAAATCCCTACGAACCAGTAATCCCTCAAAAATATGACTTCCAAGAATATCATGGCCTTGGGCTTTTCGCCGAACTTCTGGAAAACGCCATACAGTATTGTAAGCAAGAAGGCATTGAGGAAATATATCTTACCGCTGCGGACATACCACTCAAGAAGCATTTTGAAAAATATGGATTTGTTGTTCATGATACATGGATAGGTAAAGCTGCTCTTGAGGCAGGGCAAGGCATACCGATGAGCATGTACCTCTAATGTTAAAGAGCCACAGGTTAATTCAATATATTTTTGTCTGTGGCTCAATTTTTTACCTAATATTTTCGATGACGATAATGGTCAACTAATAGTTGATGATTAATAGTCCTTTTCTTGAACCCACTGATCGACAGAACATTATCAGGTCTGCTATGAGCGAGGAGTGGACCTAAGCCTAAACACAATCATATCTTTCTGAATTGAATTTTAAAATAACTCTGCTAATAAAACCGAGCATCTTATTATTCTCGTCAAGAGTGGAAATATAGTCTTTAGCAAACAGTTACTCCTAACTCAATCAACCCCAAGAGATTGACGATATATTTCCCCTTCCTTTTGTTTGATTTGGATATATATTGTTGAAATAACGGGGCTAGAGTAATCCCCAAGAATATTTAATGTATGTTGATATAAAAACCTACCCTTACCTTTAGGCAAGTCTTTAAAAGCATGTTTACTTATGAAATCACAGTGACCATTATTAATCAATGCTAATGTAGCAGACATATTATCGTCAAATAAACTTGACTTATATACTCTTCGTTGGGAGTCATAGCCCTTCATTGTTATCGGTAAGTAGCTATTTAACAAATCATAAATCATTTTTGACCACTCACATTGCCTGTCTATATGGTTTTGCATCGTTAAATTTATTTCCTTTCCCATGGTCTTTGATGAAATCATTTTTTCAAGAATTACATCCATGTAATTTACAACATTGGTTAAATAATTGGATGATATTTTGTTTGGCCAGCCAATTACGTAAGGAGATATATTATCAGGTGTTTTATATTTCCATCTTTCATATTTAGGCATAATTAAATATTTCGCACAGTCCGCTAATCCGATGTTCTCCCCGCCTAATTTATATTTCCCTATTTTTTCTCCGTATGCCCTCGTGCCTGGGTATAAGTACAAATACTCATTGCGATCGATAGATTCGAGCAGTTTTCTTTCTTTATCTGTCGAAGGTCCATTTGGGAGTAAATTATGTTTCTCAGAACACTTACCTTGTAATAAGGTAGCTCGAAAATTTATTGTTTTGTTTTTATTATCCATCTCGTGAATAATAAACAGAAGATCCGCCAATTCGCAGTTTAAGACAGAGCCATCGACACTCTTGAATTTAGCCTGAGGAGTTCCATCTATCCAAACAGATTTAGCATTAACAGCCACTTCTTGCTGTTTTTTTAAATATAATTCATGAACTTTTGATACGATTAAGTCCAAGCTGGCGACAGAGTGAAGACTTCTCAATCCGTATCGTTCAAGAGAAACTCGCTTCTTGTTTTTTTTATGTAGGTATACTTGCTTCCAATTTTCCCAACTAAACGGTTCAATCATTATTTTCATCCCTGCAAGGGTATTTTATTTTACATTGTATTCTGTCGTGCCACTCATAGCTAGGCACTTAGGTCCGCTCCAGCACGAAGCAGACCGTCTGAAGCGCCGCGAGGGCTGCTATGAGCGAAAAGAGGACCTCTGCAATTATTCTTACTGTTGTCTTATCCAGAGTCATCTAAAAGTTGGTGTAATGGTTTCATTACATTCACTGAAAGTTTCAATTTATATAGCCTAACTTTTGACAAAGTTGGTAGCTATTATAATCAAGATGTTCAAGATCTTTCAGGAAACCTTTATCAAGTGTAACAATCAAAGTGTCTGGCATGTTTAAGGAAATAACAATCAGGAAATCAAATATGTCATTTTTTCGCAACTTCCTGCCATTTTTATAAGCACTGTCAATCTTATTCAATAGGAAATCCATAGACTTCTCAGTGAGTCCACTCAAATCTAGCATTCCATTTCTCATTTCTGCCATATAATTATTTATTATCGAATTGTATTTTGCTTTAGATGCAAAAAATAAAGGATTATCGATGTATTTTTTAAGTTTTATGTTAAAGCAATCACTATCTAAACTAGTGATTAAGTTCTCAAGGTTCACCGAGGATTCATTATAAGGAAATGTATCGGTTTTAATCATATGATAATTTATATGAAAAATATTTAATAACATGATTATTTTACTTTGGAAAGCATCTAGGGCAGCTTGTTGTTCATTTCCATTCATATATCCATTACGTATTTCATCTTTAAAGTAATCTAATATTAGATCCATGTTAGACTCAAATAAAGAACGCACCATCATTAATTGTTTTTGATTTCGTGCCTCATCACAAAATTTGTAGCCATCCTCTCTAATAACCTCAAATAACCCAGAAACAACTAATATAAGTATAAACCTGTAGAATTCAGCTTCCCTGGAGATTTTTAACGTTTTAATCTCATCAATGAGATCTGTAACTTCTTCTATTTCCTTCGCGAAGTGTAACATGTAAAGATATTCATTCGGAATTGGGGCGTGACCTATGCTAATGAGCTCAATGCTTTCATTTATGATAGGTTCGAGGCATTTCTTTATTGTATCTAAATCATATTGAAATTTAACAACCATCTCTATAATTGATGGGGTGGTTATGGATAGCTTAAAATCATTAAGACTCGAAGTTACCACCTTTTCATTCACAGAAACTCCAGTCAGAGCATATAAAATATTTGTGTCAATTACTACTCTACGCATACAAACCTCACTTGTGAATTTAAAAGAATAAATATGCGTATCAATAACATATATCTTTTAAATATTACAATGCTATTTTTAATTATAAATATAGTATATCTAATTGAATTATAATTCAATTCATGCGTCATGAAATGCTCATGAACACATTTCCATAATCATCCTATCCCAGCACGAAGCAACTTCCGCTTTTGGCACATAGCGGACTGTCAGATTAGGCTTTACTCTGTGCTATAGATATGTAAGCTCACACCAGAGATCATACAACTTATTGCGGCATTTCCGGCCATTCGGGATTTGCAGGATCCACACGACTGACCAGAACGCTGTAGCGTTCCCATGCTTCCAGTCGGCTGCGTTCCTCATCCGTCGCCATATTCAGCCTGACAGCGCGTTCCAGCGGCAAAATCACGGATTCAGCTTCGGAAAGTAAAGCTGCCTTTTGTGATTCTGCCTGTTGCTCCTGTTCATCTGCCGTATAAATCCGCTTAATCACGGCACCATCCTTAAACATCCATTTACCTGAGTCATCAGCACGTCGGTTGGAGGTAATATCAGGAACCTCGACAACGCTGAAACCTTCAGGGTTAAGCGTTGAAGCATCTCTGGTGATGCCGACAATTATATTATTCTCGTCGTAAACAATCTTTATCGTGTCTTCCTGAAAATTACTTACTTCCTCATACCAGTTTTTTCCCTCTTCGGACCATAACCAGATAACATCAAAATTTTTTGTCAGTTGATATTGGGCAACAGTTTTTGGATTACCCGCAGTAATATTTTTTAAATGCTGCATAAATTACACCTGTGCGACGTTATACCATGTGCCATTGATGTATTTTTGTATTGGCCTGAATACTGCGGGGTCATCACCATCGACTTCACCGACAATACCAAGCCCGGTAATTACGTGCCCTGCTTTCTCATACATCACCCCTTTCTGCATGGTCTGGACAACACGTGTGCCAAGTCTGATATCTCTCACATAGCGGGAATCAAAGTTACCGTAATCCGAGGGATTAACACGCCCCGTAATATTTATGGTCTTATTACTTTGAATGCTTCCGGAAACAAAGCGCATAACATGGACGTTATTAGCATAAACATCCAGATTACCATCGCCATTTTGTTTAAATCCGGTGTCGTTATCACCAAGAACAATAGAGTTCCCACCCAACGCGTTATTCGTGCCAAGTGCCAGCCCGCCATCAATCCTGGCACCATTACCAACAGACACAACTCCTGTTCTTAAGTTGATGCCGAATGGCCTTAATGGCCCAATATCTCCATTTTCACCCTCATTTTCTCGTGTAGGAATGATATACAGGTTTTCTTCAGAACGGCGAAAAATAGCACCAAAAGATGAATTAAATATCCTCAGCGCATTGACTGTAGATATTTTTACTTCACTGCTGAAAAGGGCTTTAACAAGAACATACAGAGCATCCCATTTAAGATTCATCAGGTCTTTTGTTGTGGTGCTCTGGCGACTTCTCCATTTGAAATATTCATTGCCGTTATCCCCCGTTTCAAACCACATGTATGAATCAGTGTCACCATCGGCATCATTTTTAAATCCAATCTTCGCCCAGTCAGTATTTCGAATCCAGGCAAGGATTGAGTCGTTTTCAAAAGTAAGTCCACCGGACAAGGTATCGCCATTTTTTTGCACGGCGTTCCCGGCTCGGTTTACCGTTTCCTGTAAACCGAGATATTCGATAACGGCGGCAACGGTCGATTTAGCCAGAATATCCCGCCCGACTTTTGTCAGGGTCGCCAGGCTGGCAACATCATTCCCCGTAAAATACGGAAACCTGTCTGCCGCAGTAGCAAGCCCCGCCAGCGCCGTCAAAGTGGCATCTTTCGGTTGCTTACCCGCAAGCGCATTAGTCATGGTGGTAGCAAAATTCGGGTCGAGGAGCTGCAACGCTGCATGGTCGACACGCTGGAAGAATGGGAAGACTATGCGCCGTTTGCCGCCAATCCGTTCGGCTCACGTCCGGTATGGATTGGTTACGACCCGTCACACCGTGGCGACAGCGCCGGATGCGTGGTACTGGCACCGCCGGTGGTGGCCGGTGGCAAATTCAGAATACTTGAGCGTCACCAGTGGAAAGGCATGGACTTTGCCACCCAGGCGGAATCCATCCGCAAACTCACCGAAAAATATAACGTTGAATACATCGGTATTGATGCCACCGGCCTCGGTGTCGGCGTGTTCCAGCTCGTGCGCTCGTTCTATCCCGCCGCGCGCGATATCCGCTACACGCCGGAAATGAAAACCGCAATGGTGCTCAAGGCAAAAGACGTCATCCGCCGTGGCTGTCTGGAATATGACGTCAGCGCCACCGACATCACCAGCTCGTTTATGGCTATCCGCAAGACCATGACCAGCAGCGGACGCAGCGCCACCTATGAGGCCAGCCGCAGCGAGGAAGCCAGCCACGCCGACCTCGCCTGGGCGACCATGCACGCCCTGTTAAATGAGCCACTCACCGCGGGTATCAGCACTCCGCTGACATCCACCATTCTGGAGTTTTACTGATGAGCAAGAAAAAAGGGAAAACACCGCGACCAGCGGCAAAAAAAATGACCGCCAGCGCCCCGAAAATGGAGGCATTCACCTTTGGCGAGCCGGTGCCGGTTCTCGACCGCCGTGACATTCTGGATTACGTCGAGTGCATCAGTAACGGCAGATGGTATGAGCCACCGGTCAGCTTTACCGGTCTGGCAAAAAGCCTGCGTGCTGCCGTGCATCACAGCTCGCCGATTTACGTTAAACGCAATATTCTGGCTTCAACGTTTATTCCGCATCCGTGGCTTTCCCAGCAGGATTTCAGCCGCTTTGTGCTGGATTTTCTGGTGTTCGGTAATGCGTTTCTGGAAAAGCGTTACAGCACCACCGGTAAGGTCATCAGACTGGAAACCTCACCGGCAAAATATACCCGTCGTGGCGTGGAAGAGGATGTTTACTGGTGGGTGCCGTCCTTCAACGAGCCGACAGCCTTCGCGCCCGGCTCCGTGTTTCACCTGCTGGAGCCCGATATTAATCAGGAGCTGTACGGCCTGCCGGAATATCTCAGCGCCCTTAACTCTGCCTGGCTGAATGAGTCGGCCACGCTGTTCCGCCGCAAGTATTACGAAAACGGCGCTCATGCCGGATACATCATGTACGTCACTGATGCCGTGCAGGATCGCAACGATATCGAAATGCTTCGCGAAAACATGGTCAAGTCGAAAGGCCGCAACAACTTTAAAAACCTGTTTCTCTATGCCCCACAGGGGAAAGCCGACGGCATTAAAATTATCCCCCTCAGTGAAGTGGCGACGAAGGACGATTTTTTTAATATCAAAAAAGCCAGCGCCGCTGACCTGCTGGACGCGCACCGCATCCCCTTTCAGTTGATGGGCGGCAAGCCGGAGAACGTCGGGTCACTGGGTGATATTGAGAAAGTGGCAAAGGTCTTTGTCCGCAATGAGCTTACTCCTATTCAATCTCGCTTTATTGCCCTTAATGAATGGGTTGGCGAAGAAATAATTAGATTCAACAAATACACATTATGACTTAGCACACACCCTATATTAGCCGCCATAAACTCAGGCGGCTTTATTATATACTCAATCAAATATTGATATTAAATCAAAAGCGTGTATCACCTTGTTTAATTATATCTATAATGTGGTATACATCACTAATTCTTTTTTTATCTTTACGAACCCCTATAGAATGACAAACAGTTAAAAATAAGTGTCTATATGGAATGTTTTTCACCAACCAGATAATATTAAAAAAAATAAGCATCCAGAAAACAGCCTCCCACACAGAATCCTGAAGAATAAAATTCTTAAAATTTGTGGTTAACATAGTTACCGCCAAGGTAATTAAAATACCCAAAGGTGTTGACCAGCGGTTTAATGATGCAATTTTAGATAAGCAATTCGTCAAAATTATATGAAGTTTATCATCACTTATCACAATAACATCAACCTCAGTCTGCCTAATTATCTTTTTTGTAAATTGCGAATCAGGGTTTATTGTAACCTGCGCCCCATGCAAGACAGCACTTTTTTTACCACTACCTTCATCAGAGAAAAAAACATCCTTAGTCATTTGATTTAATCTCCGGCATTAAACCAAGTGCCCCAAGCAAATGTGAAGTAACTGCACCACAATTCTCACATGCCACATGTAATACAGGAGCATTCATTCCGCCAACAACAATACTACCAATCATTTCCATATTTTCCATTAATGGAAGTGATGATATGCCATCCAAAATGATGAACTTTGAATTTCCACACCGATGACATGGGAGCAAGGCTTTTTTTTCTGTTAAAATAGAAATTGCTTTTTTTTTGTCAAATTTAGTCACTTCTATTCACTCCATATAGCACACGACATGCCGTTCAAAAAACAAACACTTATATGATAAACAATTAATAACAAAAATGAAACTGTGTAGTGTCCCCATGCCTGATGCCCTCAAACTGACATCATTGCGCGCAGTGCTTTCCCCGCCTCGCCCGCCCGCTTCGTGGGGCGGTTTTAATGCAAGTGCAATACCGCTTTTGAGCCACGCCCGTCCTGGCGGACGCACGGCCGGAACATGCAACTCCGGCACATGCAAAACCATGCACATATTGCACGCAGAAAGATAAATGCCAAAATACCTAAATCAACTTCCATTAATCAGCCAGATAAGGTTCAACTTTATCTTCCCATACACTAAATAAAGGCAAACAAGTTAAATAAAAGATAAAGACACAGGCAAAAACTGAAGTTGGTTGATAACAATGATTTACAGTATACCTGCCATGAGCCATCGTGTGTCTAATTGCAGCACCACCTTTCATATTGAACAATAAATCCATAGTCAATACATGATCACTATCAAAAACACCTTCCATTTCACTCCTATAATTTGCAAGCATTTGAGATAGGCTAGTAGCCTCCTCAAAAAGCGACACATCTATTTTCGTTGTTTCTTTTCTTCTTAATTCTAAAATCCATCTAATTGAATTCTCCAATTGCGGCAATAACAAATAACAGGCAGACACATAATCTCCCTGCCAAAGCTTATAAAACCCCAAAGAAAATATTTCTGCATACCCAGGTGGAACAAATGCACTTTGTTGTGAGATTGGGTCAAATGTATTTTCATTTAATGAATACCTAGCCAACACACTTTGCCTAACGACTTCAAACTCACCACAAACATAGACCTGATGCTCAATGTTACTAGTTCTTAAATAATTTGCACAAGCATCATTTAAACTTATATCCCCCGCAGGATCCAAAGGTGAACGACTTGCTACAACGCGCCCTCTATCATCATAAACAACCGTTTCACTCATATTAAGAAAAAAATGTTTTTTAGCATCGGAACGAGCTCTTTCCATAATTTCACTGGCACTTACAATCTTAAATCTAGCAATTAAAGTTTTAATTACCCTTGAGAAATCCAATTGATTATAAACATGCTCTTTCTGAGCGATAACATCACTAAGATCCATTGGTATTGCAAAGAAGTGCATTTCATCATTAATTTGATCTCGAATAGAATTCAATTCCTCTCTAATCTTTTTAATTTCTTCATTCATTCCACCAATTGCTCTAAATTCGCCAAGAGCAACTCTTAACCAATGAGCCTTCAATATTGAAGATGAAGACTGTTCAAATTGAGCCAATGTTATTTCTGACGCTTTAATTCTGCACCGTCTTCCTTGCTCTTCCATATCGTTTTTAACATATAATTCAGACGCAAAATAAAACAATTTTTTCACTGCATCAAAATAAGACGCTCCACAATGCTCATCAGCTATCTTTTCTGCATTCTCAGCCAATTGCAAGGGACACAATAAATTATTCTTATAAAGAATTTCAGAAACTCTTAATACACCGGTGAATATACCAGAGTCTATTAATACATGATATAACCTTAATGTCGAATCAACTATCCCCCCTTGTAGTTGTTTTTTCCTGCCAATAAGCATGCGCGATATTGCGATACCTCTATCCAAGCAGTCAACAACATCAAAAATATGGATATCACCTGACTCTTGTTTTTCTATTAAAGTATCGCAAGCATCATTAACCATTAGAGAATATGACTCTATTGCTTTATTGGCAGAGTCTATATCCTTACGGTTATTTATCCATAAAACATCACACACCCTAGATATAATATAAGGATTATCGGAGTTTTCTTTAATACAAGTTAATATTGTTGAAAAACTCTCCTTATAATCTGAAGGCCTATAGCCCCTCTCAGGATAGAGAATGATTTTTGGCTCAAAACCGATAATATCACCAGACCTAGAAAATTTAAAATTAAACAACGCACGTAATAAATAGCAAAGCCGCCAAGAACTTACATCGTTTTTTAGCTTGTAAGATGACAACAACTGAACAAAATAAGACTCCATATCAAAATGAGAATAACTTCTTGGCGATGATAATATACTGGCGTATTCACTTTTTTTAAAATCATCAACTGAAATAGAAAAAACATCAAACTCGCTCATTCCTCACCTTTAAAGCACTTAACAAACAATCATGGTAAACAATACCAAACTGCAAGCAACGATTAAATACAGAAAACTCTTTCTGTCGAGATTTTTCAATAACACTAAATATATACAGTACGAAATTATCTAATATTGCGTGAATTTTTGCCATTATGTCCACTCCATTACTGTTGAGAATCCCGGCCACTCATCAGTGACCGGATACGTGAATTTTTTCCCGCCATAATTTATGGTCGCTCCCCGCGCCAGCGCCTCAAGCTCCCATCGCTGTGGCCTGATACCGTTCTGAGCAAGGTCAACGCGGATACGGGTAATTTGCATTCTTTCCGACCGGGTCAGTCTGGCCGATGGTGCAATTTCATGTGGTTTTAACGGGCTTCCGTTTCTTTGCTGACGGTTTGGCGTTCGCAGGTCGTGTTTTAATGCGCCCCTGAGCGCCCTCACGACCTCCGGTTCATTCCATTCAATAACACCGTCATCAACCAGATTAAGCACTGCTGCGGCGTGCTCAGAAGGTGTGGGAGCCGGTAACGAAGTATCACCACCGGTGAGCTTTCCACAGTTATTGACAGGACTCCGAGGCGCGGCGATGCCGCTTTTTAAAGTCAAAGGCTCAACGACCGGAACTTTCGGCACAATGCGCCAGTCCGTCGTTCTGGTGATATGAATATGACGCGCGCCGAGATGCGGCGCGTAAATGCCGACCACTCTCTCGACTTCTTCCTCGTACTCGTTAACGTCATCCGACGGGCTACGGGCGACTCTGACAGTCTGACAATCGCGCGGGACATTTGCCCCACCCTGCGCGCTGATATACAACGCAAAATCGCCACTGTCTGCGGCGGCGCGTGCAGCCTCGACGCGCTCGTCAAACTCATCAGCAATGCTGACGCCGCGCGGCAATTTGCGTAGTTCACGGTAAGCCCCCATTGTCGGCAGGCCAACCGTTTTAAATTGCGGGATGCGCCACGTTGACGCCCATGCGGTAACAGCCGCGGCGGTGTCTTTCAGCGGCCTGCCGGTATCGTTATCGAGCTGACCATCCAGTGCATAGCCGTCGATGTTTTTTGAAATGTATTTCGCGATATATCCCGCAGCACCGCCCCGGTTAAGGTGTTTTGCCTGAAAACGGTTTCGCGCAGCTCCTCTTTCGTCGCCATCCTCTTTGAGCGCGTAGCGACGCATGATTTCGATAATCTGGTTACGCTGGCGTGGATTACAAAAAAGCATCATATGCCAGTGCGGCGTTCCGTCGTGGTGTGGCTCGACGACTCGCAAACCGTAGACCTGTAAATCATTATCCTTGAATGCCGTGCGCATCAGGCTCCAGATACGGCAGAGATAACGCTGCGCATCCTTCGGATTAAATGCCTCATCATTCCAGCCGTGATTAAGCTGGACGGTTTTACTTTCGCCTTTTCCGACCTGACGTGTCGGGTGATACTTTGACGGCGCGGTCAGCGTGATAAACATCCCCACATCACCCTCTGCGGCGGCGTAACGCTCAATACCGGCAATGGTGTTCATCAGCTCCATCCGGCGAATTTCAGGATTAGAAATACTGCCCATCACCTTACTGATAAGGTCGATGCGTTCGCCGGTTTCCCTGTTTTCAAGGTCACACGATTTAAGAAACTCCAGATTTGCCTGACGGCGCGCACGCACATCCCGAATGGCATGTTTACTGGCATAAGGAGAACGGTCTTTATTGACCTCCCCGACAGCTATCAATAACGCCTCATGCCAGCGCATACGCTGGCCTTTAAGCTGATGAGTCCACCACTCATCGTTAAACAGACGGGCAATGGCAGAATATGCCTGCCTCGTGGTCATCTGTCCTTTACGGTATTTTTTCCAGTAAAGCGGGGAAATATTGAAAGCACGTGCAGCGCCAGCAACATGACCATACAGATACGCCTGCGCCTCATCCGTAAACAGCGATTCTTTTTCGCCATGCGCATCCACCCAGGCATCGCAGAGTTCCTCATACATCATGAAAAGCTGCGATGAGATACGGGCGGCAAACCTTTTCAGCTCCTTGTCATTCATTCCCGGCAGGCGCGCATAATGGTCACGCTCTGCCAGAAACAGCAACGACGCGTCGGTGTTCATTTCATGGCGCTGATTCACACGCTCAATGCGCGGCCATAAACGACGCTGAAAAGTGGATGTGAGGAAATAAAACCCGTGCACCGGGCTTTTATTGCGCCGGATGTAGTCATAGCGTGAAGTAAACAGCGAGCGCAAAAAATAAGGCAGGCGATTTATCGTGGATAAAACACCTTGCACCTGACGCATCTCGTCACGTGTAAGGGGTCTTTCGCGCCCGACAGCCTCGCGTGGCGCGTTCCATGCATAAGCACCGGTAAACGTCTTACCGGTGCCTGCGGCAAATGCTGACGGAGGGACAAAACGCCCGGAGGCTTTAACGTCCATATGAGCCAAAAGCCTCTGAACAACGCCTGCTGAGTTGCTCAACCTGCACGTTTAAATCGGCAAAAGATTTTGCGCTTCCGGTCAGAATATCGTGATGCATCAGGCCGGAAACGAGCTGGCTTAATTTCGGGTAATAACCAACCACCGCCAGCCATTCCTGACCGGCGTTTTTACCGCTTTCCGCTCTCTTTTTCTCGTGGAGAATAAACTGAAAGCTGTCACTGGTAACGACATAACGTTCGCCAATTTCAATACGAATACTCATGCCGTTCTCCGGTAATGTTTGTTTTTTGCTTCAAAGACTGCCTGACAGGAAACACAACGCGTGGCTGACGGATAAGCCGCACGACGGGCAGCAGGTATTGGCGCGTCACACTCTTCGCAAACCAGCGCAGAAGCACCGCAATGTTTTACCCTTGCCGCGTTAATCTGGCGCTCCAGTAATTCAGCCTGTTGTTCCTGAATAAAATCTACGTTGTCCGGCATTACCAGTTCCTTTTGTCGTTCATTTTTTTAAATTCATCAGCGCAATAGCTGGCGATTTCTGTCGTTAATTTCGTCAGTTCATCCACGGAGGAAATTTGCTTGTGAAATACAGCGCGTTTAACAAGTAAATTGACCACATCAGACAGGAGGTTTAATTCACTCTGATAAATCGCGATAACAGATTCAGTTATTTCGCGTTTTTCTTTATCAAGACCAAGTTGAATAAGAGACAAATCGCCATTTTTCATAACGGCGATTTTTAAGGCATTGTTCAGTAAAACAACTGAACGAGAACAGGACATCAAAGCACCTCCCCGCGAGACAATCCGATGTTGTGAAATTTTTCCGACTCCTGACTGAGCAGCTCGACTATCTCCACGCGGGATAACTCCGCCTTTGTGATGTGGCGAATCATGGCGTCAAGATGAGAAGAAAAGCGCGTCGCTGCATCGGCCTGTGCTTCGGTTCTGGCCTGTTGCAGCAGTAATGCGTATTTACCGCACTGATTTTCAGAAACTGTATGCATGACTTTCTCCAGGCAAAAAGAAGCCCCGCACAATTAAGTGCGTTAAAAACTCTGGTTAATTACTTAATGCAGATATTGCTCTGGTTTTACCGATGTCAGAATTGTCGGTGCATACTCAAACAGGCTGAATAATTCACGTAATGCACGGAATAAAGCATCACGCCAGTAACATGACTCTTCATTAATTCGCCAGTATGGCTGGTTAAATTCTTTTTCAGTCAATCCGGCATGCATAAATAAAGTACGACGCTGACTGACTGTTAAAAAACTAATATATGCATACTCACTTGCACCGACCTGACGACGTTTTGAGAATGCCCCACGCAATTCATCAATTGCACATACCAGTCGTTCACGTTCGACGTCGTTCATTTCTTCAAAACGCATCGTTGCGTGACGCTGTTTTAACTGCGCATGAAAGCAAACTGTTAGCCGTTCGCGCTCCATCATCTGATTATAATAATCACATGTATCCTGCCAGCGAGGAACGGCAAGATGCTTACCAATTATCCGGCGCATAGCTGCTGGCTGTTTTTCAACGAGATTGAGCGTCATCACTGTCATTTCCATACCCTCCGGCTTTTCAGAAAGGTCAGAGCCTTTTTTAACGGACTCTGTTTTTTGGTGCGGATAATGATTCCCTTACGCCCCTTACCGTGGGTGATGGTGAAGTCAATCGCCCTGGGGCTTTCGTTACGCAGTAACTGAGCAATACAACGAGGCTCATTCATACGGTTCTCCTTAACGTGGTTCACCGAGACCTAACCACATCAACCAGCCGTCACGAATCTCTTTAGGGCGGCTTTCATAAGCCAGTTTTAGTCCGTTATTCCATGCCGGAAGGTATACCCAATATTCACCTGCACGACCTGAAGCTGATTGTGGATCGGTCATATCAATTACAGGCAGCTTTCCTTTATCGATCATCCGACGAACCGCTCCTGTCGATTTTCCTATTAGTTTTGCGAACTCCTGATAAGGAATCGCATCAGTCATGAGTGTTACTTGCTTGCTCATGTCGTCCTCTAGCCCTCATGAATTGCGTTTAATGTCTTATAATGCCTTTTAGTGCCCACATCCAAGCACTAAACAATCTACATCTAAACTAAATACTATTGAGATCTAAACACCATGTCAAACACGATAAGCGAGAAGATAGTCTTAATGCGAAAATCAGAGTATTTGAGCAGACAACAACTTGCTGATTTAACAGGGGTTCCGTATGGCACGCTGAGTTACTATGAAAGTGGTCGTTCAACACCTCCAACAGATGTCATGATGAACATCCTGCAGACCCCACAATTCACCAAATACACTTTATGGTTCATGACCAATCAGATCGCTCCTGAGTCCGGGCAAATTGCGCCCGCTCTCGCACACTTTGGGCAAAACGAAACAACGTCGCCCCACTCCGGTCAAAAGACTGGTTAACAATTCATCGTGAATATATTCATCACAAGTGCCTACTATTGGTGGCTAAATTTCAGCCACCACGAAAAAAGCGATTAGTAGTCGCAAAAAAACACACCACTCGGAGGGTTTTCTGATGGCAATCAAAAAACTCGATGATGGTCGATATGAAGTGGACATCCGCCCTACTGGACGTAATGGAAAACGCATCCGTAGGAAGTTTGATAAGAAAAGCGAAGCTGTCGCTTTCGAGAAATACACGTTGTACAACCACCACAATAAAGAATGGCTATCAAAACCAACAGACAAGCGACGTCTGTCGGAGCTGACACAGATCTGGTGGGATTTAAAGGGTAAACACGAAGAGCATGGGAAATCTAATCTTGGAAAAATTGAAATCTTCACAAAAATAACGAATGACCCATGCGCATTTCAAATTACGAAATCGCTTATCAGCCAGTACTGCGCCACCCGAAGAAGTCAGGGTATTAAACCTTCGAGTATCAATCGTGATTTAACATGTATTAGCGGCATGTTTACAGCCCTGATTGAAGCGGAGTTATTCTTTGGTGAGCACCCTATCAGAGGGACAAAAAGGCTTAAGGAGGAAAAACCAGACACAGGCTATCTCACGCAGGAAGAAATTGCCTTACTGCTTGCTGCTCTTGACGGCGACAACAAAAAGATTGCGATTCTTTGCCTGAGTACTGGAGCACGTTGGGGAGAAGCAGCTCGTTTGAAAGCAGAAAATATCATCCATAACCGCGTCACGTTTGTTAAAACGAAAACAAACAAACCACGCACCGTCCCGATCTCAGAGGCTGTTGCCAAAATGATCGCGGATAACAAACGAGGTTTTTTATTCCCTGATGCTGATTACCCTCGCTTCAGACGAACAATGAAAGCAATAAAACCGGATTTGCCAATGGGGCAAGCCACACATGCACTAAGGCACAGCTTTGCCACTCATTTCATGATTAATGGAGGAAGTATTATCACGCTACAACGGATACTAGGTCACACGCGGATTGAGCAAACTATGGTTTACGCTCATTTTGCGCCAGAGTACCTTCAGGACGCCATTTCTCTTAATCCGCTAAGAGGTGGTACTGAGGCCGAGAGTGTCCACACAGTGTCCACAGTAGAGTAACGTTTAAGGGCTTTCAGTGGTAATTTATGCCGCTCAAACCCGCATTGTACCGTTGAAAGCCCCTACTGGTGACACCCTAAATCTCCCTTACACGGGCTTATTTTTTATGCATAAGCCGTATCCTGGTCACCGTCTTCCATTGACCACATCGATAGAATCCCCCTTCATAGCACGATGCCTTTCACTTATTGGCATCGTGCTCGCACAGGTTCCGGTTACGCACAGCCAGAACGCGCATGTTTGACGCTTACCAAAAAATATTCTCACTCTCCACATTTGAATGTCAGACGAGCGACGCCATGTAATCCTGCACCTTCTGTCTTCAGGTCAACTATCTGCATTTTTTTGCCCTGAGTAACACAGAAATGAGCTGCATCATTTTTTACTATATTTTCTGCACCAGAAATTCTGCCCCTGGCTAAAGAAGCTTCGGCTTCGGTGTAGTATTGGTTATCGAGTTTACGCTGAATATTACTTTTATATGCAAGACCAAATTTACCGATACTTGTCTCATCATTATGTACAGCACACCCAGACATAAGAAAAACACTAATTAATGATATAGCAGCTATCTTTTTCAT